GTTGATTGTGTGTTCACATCAATTTCAGCATCGGGTCCATTGATTGATTACACCAAGCGTGGCTACAAAGCTGTTGGTGCAAGTTTTGTGAAGGAATAAAAATGGTCGGAACAATGATTGTGATGGCATATTATGGTCTTGCCACAGCGAGTTTAATGACGGCTGGAATGATGGCTGCGGCTTTTGCCATCAACTTTGCTGTATCGCAAATCGTTACAAGAGTTTTTACTGATACACCAGAACAGCCACAAGACAATGGTGTTCGTTTGCAAGTTCCACCAAGTTCGGCAAATGCTATTCCTATTGTTTATGGGGATGCGTACATGGGAGGAACGTTTGTTGATGCTGTGTTGAGTGAAAATCAAAAGGCAATGTATTACGTCTTGGCTGTGTCTAGCATTAGCCCAAATGGACAATTTACTTTTGATACAACTGATATGTATTACGGTGATCGCAAAATAACTTTTGATGCAACAGATCGGGCAAAAGTTGTAAGTCTTACTGATGCGGCAGGAAATGTTGATACAAAAATAAATGGTTATTTGTGGATTGGTCTTTACACAAGTACTGCGGCTGGCGCTATTGCAAGTCCTAACTGGTATGCGCCAAATGTGATTATGGGATCAACTAGCGTATTTCCAGATTATCCAATTGCACCTGCACAACAATGGCCGTCTACTGGCCGTCAAATGAATGGATTAGCTTTTGCTATTGTTACTTTAATTTACAGTCGTGATGCAGAAACAACGCAACTTTCACCAATTACCTTTAAGGTCAAGCAAGCACTGAACGGAACTGGCGTAGCAAAGCCGGGTGATGTTTGGTATGACTACATGACCAATACAGTGTATGGTGGCGCTGTGCCAACATCCTTTGTTGATTCAGCATGTGTTACTACTCTTAACACTTATTCTGATGCAACAATTACATTCACCAATTCTTCTGGTGTTCCATCAACTCAATCAAGATATAGGATTAACGGAGTTTTGGACGCTGGAGAAACAGTGCTGTCTAACGTAGACAAGATTGTTTCTGCTTGTGATAGTTGGATGACTTATGACGCTGCTTTAGGTAAATGGTCAGTTGTTGTTAACAAAGCGGAAACAGCATCTTTTGCTTTTAATGATAACAACATCATTGGCGACATTCGTGTTAGTGCAACTGACATTACATCAAGCATCAATCAGATTGAGGCTAGATTCCCTTTTAAACAAAACAGAGATCAACCGGCATTTGTGTATTTGGAAACACCATCTGCTTTATGGTATCCAAATGAGCCTGTTAACAAGTACACCATCACATATGACATGGTGAATGATTCTGTTCAGGCTCAATACCTTGCAAACAGATTGCTTGAACAAGCCCGTGAAGATTTGATTGTCAGTTTTTCCACAACTTACTATGGCATTCAAGTTGATGCTGGCTCTGTTGTAAGTGTGACAAACTCTAACTACGGTTGGACTAATAAGCTGTTTCGTGTAACCCGTGTGAATGAAGCATCCTTGCCAGACGGTTCACTCGGTGCAAAATTAGAATTGAGTGAATATAGTGCTGCTGTTTATGATGACCAGACTATTACGCAATACGCACCTGTTGCTAATAGTGATTTGCCAAGTGCAAATTACTTCAGTGCTATTTCTGCGCCAACGGTAACGTCAGACAATCCAGCAAGTGCTATTCCAAACTTTGACGTAACAGTAACAACCCCCGCGACAGGTCGAGTTACTTTTATTGAGTTGTATTACTCAACAACAGCAAGTCCAACAGCAACAGATTTGACTTTTCTGTATATGTTGACTTTGAACAATGGTCAAGCATTTGCCAATTCAACATCTTATGTGTTTGACAACATGGTATTGCCGACTGGTGCATCAGTAACGACAACATACTATTTTGCTTGTGTTGTTGGAAATGATATTGGTCAATCAGCAAGAAGTTCAATTAGTACTGGTTTTGTTTGGACACCTGTCACAAGTCCAACAAACTTTATTCCCGGAAACATGGAAACTGGAACGGCTGCAAATGCTTGGATTCAGTTTGCTCAGAACGGTGTTGTTATTGGTACTTTAAAAAGTGCTCTTAACGTAAGAAAAATCAACGCTGACACAACACTTGTAAACATTGCTGCACAAAATAACAAAGATGGTAACTCAACAATTTGGGGTCATTCAGCCAACAACGCTGTTGGAAACGGAAACGCAACTACTGGTACACATACAACATCAGACACATTTAGTACATGGCAACGTGTTGGCGCTTTGGGTTCTGGTCTTGCAAATTCTGCTGTTTGGGGTTTGACCTATGCGGACAATGCCACTAGCAAAGGTGGAGCATTTGAAAGGTATTCTGGCACAAGTAGTGCGTCTGTGGGTTCGCTGAGTAAGGCTGTATATCTTGCTACACCAGACTATGCGATTTTTAGTCCTGCTGGTGGTGGCAAATACTACTTTACCGATGGTATTGGACCATTTACTGCATACCATGAAGGCATGGTTGGCATTGATGATGTATTGGAAATTGGAGATATTGTTGTTGATGTAGGAGTGTTTTATAAACACGGCATCTCTAACGTATTGTTCTCAGTTGCTGGTAGCAATACTTCTGAACAACCAAGAGCACTTGGTGTTGTTTCCGCAATTTTGCCCATTGGTCCATCTGTTCCGGGTATCTTGTGGACTCTTGAATCATCTTACAATGAAGGTGATTTAGGGCCAGTCACAACAATGGTTCTTGTTCCCGGATTTGATCTTCAAGAACTTGAGACAACCTACAAAGTTGTTCAAGTTAACGCAGTTGGTGAAGGTCAAATTAACGTATGTGGTGAGAATGGTGACATTCAAGCTGGTGATTTTATCGTCACATCAAGCACACCCGGCAAAGGCATGAAACAATCAGATGACATCATGAGGTCAATTACAGTTGCTAAAGCTCGAGAATCGGTGACTTTTAGTGATCCTTCTGAAGTTAAATTGATTGCTTGCATTTATGTTGGCGGTTAGAATTGATTAAGACAATACAAAACCGTATCTCCGTGAGTACATGGGGAGCGTAACTACCTATGTTTAGGGAACTGTAATGGCTCTTTTCAGCAAAAACGTATTGACTCAAGTTTCAGGCTTTGATAATCCTCTTATCACTGGTGAACTTGTTTATAACCAAGCAACATATTGGAATTTAGTTTTTACATCAAATGGAACTCCTGTTGATTTAACTGGGGCAACAATTGATGCTCAAATTGTTCGCAGAACTGTAAGTAATTTGCAAGATACACGTACTGGTTTAAGTTTTGATATTGGTAATTACACCCCAACACCAACACCTGTTTCATTGACAATTACCAATCGCGTAAATGTCGATGGTAAATTTACATTGGTCATCAATGATGCTGCATGGTCTTTGGTCACAAGTGATCCTGAGCTAGACATTAACGCAACAGAACCTGTTTGCTTTTCTGGACGAATTAAAGTTAGCTTTCCAGCATCTGCGACACCTGCTGATGATGGAATTATCTTTTTGATGTTCTTGGTTCGTTCTGATGGTATTGTTGTTATTTAAGGTTGTTAATCATGCAAATTGCTGTAACAGTCACTGATGCTAATAACATCATTTGTGAAGTCACCCCTCCCACAACTCAATTGATTACGATTGATAGAGGTGTCGCAGGGCCTGCGGCTTCAATTGCTGTTGGAACAACAACAACATTGCCTCCCGGTTCAGCGGCAACAGTTACAAACGTTGGTAATTCCTCTGCTGCAATTTTTAATTTTGCTATTCCAGAAGGCGCTCCCGGAACTGGAAGTGGTTCTGTTACCAGTGTGGACGTATCTGGTGGAACAACAGGATTAACAACAACTGGTGGGCCTGTAACGACATCAGGGACCATCACACTTGGCGGTACTTTGGGAATTTCTAATGGCGGAACTTCTGCAACAACGGCATTGGGAGCAAGAACTGCATTGCTTCCTTCTTTTTCTGGCAATGCAGGAAAAGTGGCGGCGGTAAATTCAACTGCAACTGATATTGAATATATTGCAATATCAGGAACAGGAACAGTTACAAGTGTTGATGTTAGTGGTGGAACAACTGGTTTGACTGCTAGTGGTGGTCCAATTACATCATCTGGAACAATTACATTAGCTGGGACTTTAGCTGTTGCTAATGGTGGTACAGGAATTACATCATTTGGTTCTGGAGTTGCGACATTTTTAGGTACGCCATCTAGTGCAAATTTGGCTGCAACTGTTACCGATGAAACTGGTACTGGCTTTTTAGTATTTTCTAATAGTCCAACATTAGTAACGCCAGCATTGGGAACTCCATCTTCAGCGACATTAACAAATGCAACAAATTTGCCAATTGATGCTGGAACAATAGGAACACTTCCAGTTAATAGAGGTGGGACAGGATCAACAAGTTTGACTGCAAATAATGTCATTCTTGGAAATGGCACAAGTGCTGTTCAAGTTGTTGCACCTAGCACCGCTGGAAATGTACTTACTTCTAATGGTACAACATGGTCTAGTGCAGCGCCTGCTGTAACTCTTTCAGGGACAGAAATTCTTAGTAATAAAACATTGACAGCTCCAATAGTTAATGGTGCTGTTCTTAATGATGGTTATACGGAAGAAGTTTATGCCGTAATTGATGCTGCTGGTGTTGCATTAAGTCCATCAAATGGATCAATTCAAACATGGGTTTTAGGCGCAAGCAGAACACCAACATCAGGGACTTGGAATTCAGGTCAATCAATGACGCTTATGATTGACGATGGTGCATCATATGCAATTACTTGGACAACACTTGGTGTTGTTTGGGTTGGTGGATCAGCTCCTACTTTAGCCACATCGGGTTATACAGTCGTTGTTTTGTGGAAAGTTGGAACAACAATTTATGGTTCATTGACTGGACAGGTGGCTTAATGCTTTCCGATAAATTAAGAGCATCTGTTCCAGCACCAACTCCAACTTCTGGCATCCAGTATGTAGGAGGTTATACAGTTGGTTACGCTGGAACAACCTCTGATGTAACAATTACTTTTGGTGGAAATCTAACTGGTGGCCTTGCATCATCTGCGTCAGAAGGCGACTTGGTGCTGGTGTATTACGGGTCTGGCGCTTCGACTAACATTGGCATGAGCATTACCGGGTACACGGAACTTGCAGACATTTATGCTAATGCAAGTCAATATGACACCAACTTTGCTGTAGCGTATAAGGTTATGGGGGCTTCTCCTGACAGCTCGCTTGTAATTCCATTAGGAACGCAGTCTAGCGTTGCTGCTGGTGCTGTAGCTGTACAAGTGTGGAGAAATGTAGCATCAATTGCTCAGATTGTTACTGCATCAAAAACGAATAGCGTATTAGCTCAACCTCCAGCCATTACACCTGTTGTAGCTGGTTCTTTTATTGTTGCTGGTGCTGCTGGTGCTTATGCAATAACTGGTGTTGGGACATATTCAAGTTCAGATTTAACAGCGTTTATTTCAAGTGGAGGATCGGCTTCAACCGATTTGACTGTTGGTCTTGGCTACAAAGAATGGGTTTCTGGAACCTTTACCCCTGCGCAATTTACGTTTAGTTCTTCGGACTCAACCAACAACTCTTGCGCTTCAGCGACATTGATTTTAATTCCGAACAACACAACTGCACCAAAATTCATTGCAAGCGAACAGACTCAGGTGCCTCTATCACCGACAACTGCAACAGTCACCGTGAACAAGCCAGCAGGAACTGTTGCTGGCGACTTGATGATTATGGTTGGCGCGACAGGGTCACTCGTACGCACATGGACTGATGATACTGGGTGGACGGAGGTGGCGGATCAAGGCGCTCCACCAAACTTGAGGATTGCTTACAAAGTCGCGGGGTCGTCTGAGCCATCCAGCTACACATTTACGATTGACACAGCAACCGGGACTGGCATTTTTGCTTGCATTTTGACCTATAGAAATGCGGTGTATGACACCATTGGAACGTTTGCTACAAATGCAAACCCTTTGGTGCTGCCTTCTGTTAATGCAAGTTTTGATAACTCAGTACTGATCGCTTGCGCGGCAGGCCGAACAACAGCGACTATTACGATGCCTTCAGAAATGCTTTTGCGAGTAACAGACAACGATGCAATCCCTCCGAGTTTGAGGGTCGCCGATCAATATGTACTGGCGGGTGCTACCGGAACACGATCTGTTGCTTCTGGTGCTACGGCAGATGTTTCGGGTGTTTTGCTGACAATCAAACCTGCATAAAAGGAAAAACATGTACGTACTGGCATCTAACCAAATTGTTGAAAAGTTCCCATACTCAATTAACGATCTGAAAAACGACAATCCCGGCACAAGTTTCCCCAAAAATCCAACGGCAACAACGTTGGCTCAGTTCGGCGTGTTTCCGGTTTTGAGTACTGGTGCTCAATACGACTCAACAACGCAAATTGCCACACAAGACGGGTGTGCCTACAACGCAGAACGTCAGCGGTGGGAAACTACTTGGACGGTGCGCGACAAGACTATTGACGAATTAGGTGAAGATGAAGCTCGTAGATTGGCTAATATTGAAGCCCAACGCTCACAGGCTTATAGGAATGAATCCGATCCGTTGTTTTTTAAATCGCAACGAGGTGAAGCAACGCATCAAGAGTGGCTTGATAAAGTTGCTGAGATCAAGGAAAGATATGTTGTTTAAGCATTGAAGATTTTTATCATAAGACAATAAAATATATCAATCAGCATTAACTTGGTTTTTATAACTATGGCAACAATTGACGCAACAGAAGCAAGGCTTTCAACTCATGAGGCAGTTTGCGCTCAACGGTATGAAAAGATCAATCATTCTTTAGATACTGGCGAAAAGCGCATGACAAAGATTGAGTATTTGCTTTATGCGGTCATGGCGGCTGTTTTACTTGGCCCCGGTGTGGCGGCTGAGTTTGTCAAGAAGTTGTTTGGGATATGAAAGATTGGGCTGTTGCATTTGTTGCTGCGGCCTTTTTTGTTTGCTTTGTTATTTGGTGTATTCACATCATGATGTGGGCTTATTCAATAGGATGATGTAATGGACCCAATCACTATTCTTGCGGCATTAGGTCCACTTGCTGTTGATCTTGGCAAGTCTTTGATTGGACGGTTCATCCAAACAGATGGATATAAGCCCGTCAACGTAGATGAATACGTCAAGATGAAGCAACTTGATCTTGAGCTATTTAAAGCCATGAATGAGGCTGGTGGGGCCAATCCCTCATACCCGTGGGTTGAGGCTTCTGTAAGGCTTATGCGGCCTATGGTTGGCATCATAATTCTGTCAACATGGGCTTATCTGAAATTAAACAACATCCCAAGCGAATCAGTTGATAACTTTGCCAGTGCAATTGGCTTCTACTTGTTCGGGGATCGGACTCTTTTTTACTCGCGTAAATCAAAATGAGACAAAATTTTGCTGAAGCATTGCAACATGTTTTAAAGCATGAGGGGGGTTTTGTTTGGCATAAAGACGATCCCGGTGGAATGACTAATCTCGGATGCACAAAAGCCGTATGGGAAGAATACTGTGGTCATCCAGTGACAGAGAGAGTAATGCGGTCACTTACGCCTACTGACGTTGCGCCACTCTACAAACGCAAGTATTGGGACAAAGTTAAAGCTGATGAATTGCCATCAGGCGTTGATTACTGTGTATTTGATGCGGCCATCAACAGCGGTCCCGGTCGAGCTATTAAGTTTTTGCAGGGTGTTGTAGGCGTTGACCAAGATGGCGACATTGGGCCAAAAACACTTGCGGCTGTAAAAGCGTTTGATGCAAAACAGCTTATCAATGATTACAGCAAACGTCGATTGTCATTTTTGATTGACCTAAAACATTGGTCAACTTTTGGCAAGGGCTGGACCAAAAGAGTCAATGAAGTTGAAGCAACCTCATTGACTATGATTAAGTAATCAATACCGGCCAGAAAGCGTTTTGTGCTCAATATCTGTAATTATCCGTTGCAGATAAACAGCCAAATCTAACGCTTCTTCTTGCGCATGTTTAAGCCATTGAATGTGCGTCAGGTCTTCACGGGTGGTATCTACTCCATACTTTTTTAAGCCGACTTGTGACCGGCTTTGAAGCATGTTGCATACAGCTTGAACGTTAGGATCGCTCATGCTTTTACGAACACGCCGTTAGGCATAAGTGTTCCCTTGCGATGCTTAATTTGGTCATACGCAGATTTCATGCAAGTCACCAAATCAATGTCTTGCAAAGCGCAGTAATTGACAAGGCAAACCATCACATCGCCAACGCCATCAACAATTCCTTCACGGTCTTTCTTGATGGTTGCATCAGCCAGTTCACCAAGTTCAGACATGGCTTTGAGTAGCTGTGTGTCAGGTGTTGAATTAGGAATGATCTTTCGAGCTTCAGACCATTGCAAAATTTTCATTTCAACTTGTGCGTAACTCATGAGTTTATGCCTCCATCTGCTTTCCAAAACAACCAAGAAAGAATGCTTTGAAAAACCACTTTTTTGTATGGTCCGTTTTTGTATTTGCAATCATCAGAAGCCATGAATGCTTGAATTTCAGGGATGTATTTGCAGCATTCTTCATGAACACTAGCCTCGGTGAAGTCTGTAAAAAACTTACCGTCACTTGTTTTGTAACCTTCAACTTTTTGCATTTTTTTTCCTTAAAGGTGGGGCTTACTCGCTGCACTGACTTTCCAGAGATCATCCTGCGCCGCCTAGAACAACGACTCGTCAGAATCCGCTTTCGGCCCGTTAATCATACGCAAAGAGCGTAAACACGCCGCTTCATTGGGTCAGCAAATGGAACATCGTCATTCATATCTTCAAAGCCTCCGGGACTACTTGGCTTTGGCGTTTGTTGACGTTGTTGTGGTTGCTGCGTAACTTCACGCTTTCCACCTTGCAAAGCAACATCGTTGACTCGAACATCTGTGCTGATTTTTTCAACACCGTTTTTGTCAATGTTTCGCTGGACACTAAACAGAAAAAAGAGTTCAAAGCATGGTACGAGGCCAATGCTCACGACGCTGAAGTTTTCCTGCACGATTTTATCGTTGGTGGATGGAAAATGTCGGTTAGGTGGGATGTCGATAACGATTGCTTCATTGTTGCTCATACCTGTGTGGATGATGGCAATGAAAATCACAACCGCTGCATTACATCACGTAGTGATGTTTTGGTGGAAGCGATGCTCTTGAACCACTACAAGTTCGCTCACATCTGCAAGAGTGACCTTGAGGAAGCTGTTCAACCGGATAACTGGGGATAGATCGAAACCACACAACGCCCTGCCTTAGCTGCTCACATGAGCAGCTTTTTTATTGTTTTAAACCTCATAAGAATATAGCTTTAAACGAGCTACAAGGGCTATTTAAGCGTTTTTGAAGTAAATTAGGTCTCTATGCTTGTGATGCACAAGTTACGTGGCTTATTGCGCTTTCTCCCCATATATACTAATATAAGAGGTATCGATTGCTAGATTTAGAAAGGGTTAAGTAGTGGCTACTCTGACAGGCGATATTTTACAGATAACCGAGTTTCAACGGCAGGCTAACCAGCCTCTTTTGAACGTCTATTTTTATGAGGTTACCGTTGCATCAGGTAATCCAACAGCAGCAGAAATTGCTGAGTTCTTCGCTGGGGAATTGTGGGGAGAGGTTAGGCAAGCCCTAGCAAGTAATGCCCTCACAATGGAAAATGTTGAAGTGCGTAATCTCACTAACGGTGTAGATTTTGGAGTGTTTGAAGTAGCGGAAAACGGTGCTGTGTCTGCTACCGAACCTCTACCGCCTTATTGTACCGTAACTATCCGATTGAACCGCACTACCCTAGTAACCCGAAATGGTTACAAGCGGTATGCTGGCATCAATGAGGGCATCCAAAACAACGGTACTCTTACCTCTGGCGGGTTAACGGCATATCAGGGTATGGCTACGGTCCTAGAGGCCTTACTAGCGTTTGATGCCGGTGGTGTAGACTACACCCTCAAACCCGTTATTGTAGGTGTAAATCCAATGACAGGTAAACGAGACCTAACTCGTTTGAATGACATTGCAAGCGCCTCAGTTAACCAGCGATTGGGTACCCAAAATACCCGCAAAATCAAGGCGTTTTCTTAGCCAGAATTCGAGACCTTGACCAAAATTTGCACAACTTGCAATAACGTGTTAAGGTCTGCATGGCGTTAGTGTGGTTAACCGTCACCACTAAACCAGTAGGGACGGTTCTCTGGTTTGGTGGTGGCGGTTTTTTGTTTGTTTCGAACAGTAGTTAGGTAAGGGATGGAGCGGGATGCATCTTAACGAGTATGTGTGTGGTGACCTTAGAAGCTGTTCAGGCTTCGTGAAAGAGGCTCTAGGGCAAAATGTCTTTGTCCTCAAACCGAGCAAAGTTTTGTTAATTCATGCCATCAACAGATGGCAAAGAGACATATTTTGGGAGTATGAAATGGCTAAGAAACGCAGCAACACTAATCAGTTTTTCAACACCGTTTTTGTCAATGTTTCGCTGGACACTAAACAGAAAAAAGAGTTCAAAGCATGGTA